CTATATCGGCTTCGCCATCTGGTACACCCTCGGCCTCAATCTCAGCCAGTATATCAGCCTCGCTGAGTGCAAGTATTTCGGCATCACCTTCCGCTTCGCTATCAGCAAGCATATCCGCCTCACCAAGTGTTACGCCATCTGCATCGCCTTCAGCCAGTCTTTCTGCAAGTCCCTCAAGAAGCGCTTCGCCTTCAGTAAGCCCTTCGGCCACGCCCACAGGAAGCCCTTCTGCAACACCATCAGCTTCACCGAGTATATCCGGCGAGGAAGTAGATACTTCTGTTTTTGATGAGTATACCGGTGGTGGAACCGTCCGAAAAGTAGAGAATACGTTCATCAATTTAGACCATCTCGAAGGCGAGACGGTGGTTATTCAAGGCACTGACGTTGACGATGTTACCAGAGAATATGATGATGAAGTCGTTTCGGGTGGGGCTATTACTTTAATGGAATTAGACCCCCATGCACATAACTTTGTTAGAAAAGCCGTAGTGGGGTTGCGGTATATGTCTGTATTAAAACCAATGCGACTGGATATTGATACGGCAACGGGAACTACGCTCGGCAGTATCAAGAAGTTTTCAGAGGTTACGATAAGTTTTCTGAATACGAAAAATGCCAAATACGGCCACGATACCGACAATCTGCATACGATACCGGATTGGGGCGATGGTTTATTCACAGGAGAGAAATTAGTTATCGCCGACGGCGGATTTAATGTTGAAGACGACTTTGTTATCACAAACGACAGTCCCTTCCCCTGCACGGTAAGGGCGATAATACCAAGAGTTGACAAAACAGGAAGATGATAGAATTATTGATAAATAAATTTAACTGGTTTCGCTATTGCCTGGTTTGCTTTGTTATCTTTTATTTCGTACACACGCTTGGTTGTAGCAATCCAAATTCCGCCCTTAAACTCAATCATTGCTACAATCGGAGCCATCTTTTCAGTGCCCTCAATAAATTTGAAACCTTTTCGCTTTTTGATTTCTACTTGGGGCTTATTGTCATCAATTGCCTTGACCTTCTTTGGCACGAACAGGGCTATGCAAGCCCCCAAGACGACACTAAAGAAATCTCTTCTGTGCATAATCAATCCTTTCTATTAAAAAATTTTCATAGAGTTATTATAGTAAATTTAAAAGCGAAAATCAAGTAAAAAATAAAAAAATATGATATTCAGAGAAATGACTAAAAAAGACGTTGAGTTTATGAAAGACCATTCGGCCAGCAGGGGCATCTTGAACAAGCAACCCAAAATCACCGACTTTTGCTATACATTGGAGCACGAAGGTAAGGTGCTTGGTATAGGCGGGATACGCTTGATAACGCTTACCACCGCCTGGTGCTGGGTAGATATAAGCGATTGCGCCAAAGGTCATATAATAGTCGGCTATCGAACTATCAAGGAATGGTTAAACAAACTCGTAGAGGAAAAAGGGATTAAGCGCCTTCAGGCGTATATCGAACCCGATTTCCCCGAAGCGCTCAGAATGATTAAACATCTTGGTTTTCGCTACGAAAGCACAATGAAAAACTTTTTGCCAGATGGCGATGCTTATTTATATTCAAGGATAACATAATGGGTATGGTAGCAGGATTGATAATTGCGGGCGCAGGACTTAAAGCCGCTGGCGAGATACAGGCAGCCAGAGCGGCGGAAGTTGAAAGCAAATCCGCTCAGGCGATAGCAAACTACAACGCCGCCGTTCAGGAACAGCAAGCCAAGGCCATTGAGCAAAAAGCCAAGTTTGAATCTATCAGGCAGGCAGAGGTCGCCGAAAGGATTAAAGGGGCGCTGCGGGCAAGACTGGCGGGCGCTGGTGTCCAACTTGGCGTTGGAACGCCCCTACTGTTAGAGGAAGAGCAGGCCGCCGAACTTGACCTGGGACAAGCAATAATAGGATATGAAGCAAGAATAATGGCAGCGAGAAAAAGGTCGCAAGCGGCCATTGATATAGCACAAGGGAAATTATACAAAGAAAGAGGCAAGGTCGAAAAGCGTGCGGGATATATTGGTGCTGGTGCCACTTTACTAACGGGATTTAGCGAAGCTGGAATGTTCAAGAAAAAGGCAAAAACATAATGGCAAAGTTTCCAATAGAAAGAGCGAAAAGATTACCACCGGCGGTCGGGCCAAGTGTGCGGGCGGCCATAGATGTAAGAACCGGCGGACGAGCGATAGGACAAGCCATTGCTGGTTTGGGCAAGGTAATACAAGATATAGCCGACAAGTATGATATTGCGCAGGCGGAAACCCAGTTAAGCGAATTTCAGCGGGAATCGAAAAGAAGGATAAACCAACTTAGTCTATCGTTTGAAGGCAATCTCGACCCCGAAACCTATCAGGATGAATACAAAAAAACTCTGGGGGAGATACGTTCCCTTATGCCGAAGAACAAAAGAGCCGCCGAAGGCGCCAACTTATGGTTGAATAACAGAATGCCTTCCTGGGAACTGGGCGTGGAAGAATCTAAACTTGCAAGGGCAAACGACAACTGGCTTGCAGAGTTATTTGAGAAACAGGCCGAGGCAAAACTGACGGGCAAAGTGGGCGACTTCCCTGCATACCTGGCGGCAGGCGTGGCCGAAGGCAGAATAGATAAAAGCAAAGCTGTCAGAATGCTGAGCGAAACCCGTAGAGAGGCGGCCATACGAGAGATATGGAACAAGGCGACAATAGTCGTGCGGCCCGAGGACGGCGAGGTTAATTGGGCGGCGGCGGTTAAATGGTTCAGCGTGAAAGAGAACATAAAAGATATAGACCCTAAGATTGTTAGTTCGCTTTCAGGGATTGCCGCAGCACAAGCAAATGCACAACAGGTAAGGACAAACATTAAACAACAAAAAATAGATGATGAATGGACAGGCAAGTTTTCAGCACGGTTGCGATTCTTTTTAGAGCCAGACCAGGGCGAGACACCCGCTTTTTCAGAAATTGATGCATCCCCAATGTCGGAAGCCGCCAAAGAAAAAATGAGAACAAGAGTGCGGGTTTTCGATAATTATTCCGAAGGGGAATTGGAAGAAGCCTTCCAGGACAAGGGGGCGGTGCTGGCCGATATATATGAACGAGTCGAAGCGAATACAATTACCGATGAGCAAATCAGAGATACCGTTGGCAAGGGATTGAGTCCGAACACAGCGGAATCAATAATAAAAGACAGGGAAATATGGCGGCAGCATTGGTACAAAGAGACAGAGCAGTTATTCAAGAGAATATTCGGTTGGTCGCCCGAACTTGGTTTCGGTGATGATAATTTTGCCGCTTTTCTTTACGAGAAGGTATTAAGAGAATGGCAGGAGCAAACAAAAGAGCAAGAGAGCAAAGGTGAAGAAATCATAGAGCTTGGCCGAACCATTGTAAGACCATACTTCATTGAACGCCTGAAAAAGATAATGCCTTACGATGAAGATATTCCCCGAATGGTGGAGCTGGCTTTGGGCGAGCCGGAGGAAGTTGAAAAGATTGAAAAAGAAGAAATCGTCCCAAAGGCGGAGGAAGAGCCGGAACCATACACGGTCGGAGAAACCCGCACGGACGCAAGCGGCCAATTGTGGGAATATATAGGAGATAATAAATGGCGGAAGAGATAAGAACAACTGAAGAAATCTTTGGTGAAGTAAAAACAACCGAAGAAATATTTGGGACAAAGGTTCCCACATATCGGGAAATGTTCATTGGCCCCGCCCCGGAACGCACGTTTGGCCGAAAATGGAAGGAATACTTTTTCCCGCCAGACCGAGGGCGCTGGATGGGGCCTACAAGATACGAAAAATTCCATAATATCACCAAATGGCCTGTTGTAACCGGATTCAAAATGATTGGTTCTGTTGTTAGAAGAGCTAATCAATTTTTAACAGAAGTATCCCCCGCCCCCGAAGCAATGAAAACAACAACCACATTAAATCCCAACGCTCTGAAAGATATTTTCCCCTCGATATGGAGGGCAAGAAGGGTTTTTTATCCCATCCCCAGCTCAGCAGATGAACTAAAAACTATGGGTGAAGCATTAAAACAAGATTGGTATATACCATTAACCGGCGAAGAACCTCCCTGGTGGTATGTTCCCGCTATGGATGTTGCTTTTGAAACTCTTTTGTTTTCAGGAGCGGCAGCGCAACGGGCAAGCAGGATAAGAGGTGCTCCCAAATTTGGTAACGCAAAACTAACTTCCACAGAAATCAAGGCAGCTAAAAGAATTTTCTCCCACAGGCAACTTGCAAAAATGCAACCTGCACAGGTAAGAGCCACATTAGTCAAAGAATCTGCTGTTATTGCTTTAAGTAAAGCAGAAAAAGCCCAACTATTGAAGAGGGGATATAAACCAGCACAAATACAAAGAATGACACCATTAGATGCCCACCAGATACTTGCTGATATTCCCGCAGCAGAATTAGCAAACAAAAACCTTGCCTCGGCAACCAGAGTGGCAGTTGACCGGCTCACGGCTGGAATAAAAAGGGCAAAGAAACTTCATCCCAAAAAAGAAAAACTAATCCGGCTGGAAAAGGCAAGAAGGGTAGCAATAGCCGAGCAAGTCCGCAGGGCAAAAACTGGAGAGTCCGCTGCTTGGGCATCCCGTGGCCCCCTGAAAGGCGAATACCCAGTTCCGGCCTTTACCGCACCAGAGATTTCGTCCGCCGACCGATACTATCTATTTGAGTCCTTACGAGTTTCCAAGATGGCTCATTTCCGCTATAGAAATACTGCTGATGCACTAATTAAATTGCTTCGTGCCGAAATGCTAACACCAGGCGAAACCGCTTTTCTGGAAAGGCATTTCGGCAGGGGGTTGGCAAAAATCATTCGTCAAAAAAGACCTGCTGGCACAAAAGCGTGGCAAACTACTCTGGATGTGATAAATATTCCACGAGCTACATTGGCTTCGTACGATTTATCTTTCCCGCTGCGGCAGGGTATTATCCTTCTGCCAGGCCATCCAAAACAATGGGCAATATCCTTCGGGCAGATGATTAAAGCCGCAGTGCCTGGAAAAAGGGGAAAGGAATACGCCAGATACTTAGAGGACTTGGCGGAAAATAGTCGATATGCTACCTTGCGAAGAAGTGCTGGTCTGGACATTACAGAATGGGGCTTAACCCATATAGCAGCCCGTGAAGAACCGTTTTTGTCATCTTGGGCGGAAATAATCCCTGGAGTGAAATGGGCAGAGCGAACTTTTACAACAATGAGTAACCAACTGCGAATCAATGTATTCGATGATATTGCCCGCAACTGGGAAAGCGCAGGTATGTCGTGGAGTTCTCATCCAGAAGAATACACAAGATTGGCAGCTTTTCTTAATCACGCCACGGGCAGAGGAACTATCCCTAAAAGATATGCGGGCATCACTCCAGAACTTAACGTTGCTTTCTTCTCGCCCCGTTATCAGATTTCACGACCCCAACTTGTTTATGATGCTTTCGTTAGCCTTAAAAATCCCGCCGCAAGAAAAGTCATTATAGGGGATACAGTTAAATTTGTGGGAACGGGAACGGCTGCCTTATGGCTGCTTAATCAAATAGAAGGCGTAGAAGTTGAAACCGACCCACGTTCTTCTGATTTCGGAAAAGTAAGATATGGAAATACTCGATACGATTTCTGGGCGGGATATTCTCAAATCGCAAGGTTAATTGCACAAGTAGCATCAGGCCAGCAAACGGCGACGGGTACGGGTCGCTTATATGATATAAACAGGGCGGATATTATAACTCGTTATGTTCGCACAAAACTCTCTCCACCCGCCGGTCTTACCTGGGATGTTCTTACCGGCCAGACTTTTATAGGCGAGGAGATGAAACTTGAGCCTACTTTTCTTGCCGAAGATATACCTAAACGAGTTGTTCCAATGGCTATACAGGATATTGCCGACGCTATTCGTTATCAAGGGCTGGATGGTGCATTACCCATAACTTCCACTACCGCCTTCTTCGGTGTCGGCGTGGGGACGTGGGAGCCTTCAAAATGGACTCTTCTAACAAGGGCACAAGACGAACTGGCAATGACAATCTACGGGAAAGAATGGGATAGTCTCAATGAAATCGAGCAGGAACTTTTGGAGCGGGATAATAAATTATTGGCCAACTTGAAACGAGAAGCCGAATACGACCGCACGGTTTTCCCTTTTCTGGAAGAAATCAAGCAGGAACAATTAATTGCAGGAATGGACGTGGAAGGCAGACTGCCCAAGCCAACACAAAAAGAAATGCAGCGACTCAAAATACGCATCGGCAGTTTGCCCCGAACCTTCGGGAAGTGGACATTGAACGACGAGCGCTATGCAAAATACAAAGACCATATAACAAAAGAATTGCAGGAAATACTGTCCCCCGTCCTCGAAAAGCCGGAGTGGAAGGAAAGGTCAAAAGAAGAGCAAACACTGTTTATTGAAAACGCAATAGCAATAGCCAAGAAAAGAGCCAGAACTCTTATACATATAGAAGCCCAAAGATAAAATTGTTAGTTTTTATTGGAAGAGAAATGTTTACGAAGTTGATATACAACCCATTTATCATATAGTTCTTGAATGCAAACAATAACCAAAGCTATAGGGCCAACAATTAGAAGCACTGCAATCATTGACGTTGCAAGCATTTCGGCTATTTGCCCAGCCAAAAGCGCAACGCCAAGCACGAAATGCCAATATACTGTTAATATATATAAAGCAATATTCATATTTTAATTCTTTTGCCCTCCGGGGCAGGGGACAACTATAATCCCTGCCCCATTGGGGTGATAATGGAGAATGCTAATTATTGCTTTGGCGCATCCATCCAATAGAGTTGATAGACCATTTGCCTGACACCTTCTTTGTATTCGGGCGTGGTTCGGTCAACTTGGGGCAGACGAGGACTTACTCTTATCCGATTGTCGGCTGGCTTGCAACTTGCCATGAACAGAAGAACCAATACGGAATAGACAATTAACTTTTTCATAATTACAAACTAACCTATTTCAACAGGATTGTCAAGGGGAAAATGAATATTAAATTATTTAGCATTATCGGCCAGTGGGGCGCCGCCGTAATGGGTGCTGTCGGGCTTGGAATCGAAATAGGAATGGAAGCTCATATAGGATACATTCTGATTACGGCAGGGGCAATTGCTGGCTTTGTCTTTACGAAAATACGGCACGAATACAGAGATTAAGTATAATTTACTGCAAATAGGGTATAATTTACTGCATTGCCGAAGATAATCGATTGTAGGCCATCCTGGTGCGTTTTAGAAGCAGTGTGGCGGGCTTATTTGAAATCCTCTGGAAACCAGTATTGGTTATGTTTGGCGTGTTCACCCCATTGCTCTTCTGCCGCTTTGTCATAGGCAAGAGCGGCTTGCTTTTCGCCCTTTTTTGTTTCAGGAAAGTTTCCTAAACATTTGGTTTTCCCACAAGGCCTTATTTTCGCCACCCATTTTGAATCTTTCTTATTAAACTTATTAAAAGACACCCCTTTGTATTTAGATGAACCGCCCAAGGCTGGCCTTTGCGCAGCACTATATACCAACCTATTAGGAAGCGGATGTGTTTCTCTAAACTTTTTGACGGCCTTTTCTGCTTCTTCGGCGGTATAAAAAGAACCCAAGTAATACCTTTTGTGATTATGTCTTGCCTCTGCTTTATATTTCCTACTGTGCCCCAACTGCCAATAAACACCACAAGGCAAAAGGCCAATTGGCGGTTTGGCTGGCTCTCGTTGTAGGTCTGCTTTTGTTAGAACCGGAACATTTAGCGGGATGTAATCAATGCTTTCTGTTGTGAGAGGGTGGCGAGTTTTGTTTTTTGGTCGCATTGTCCGTTCTCCTTAACGTCAAAATAAATCAACCCTATATCAATCGTAAACGAAACTTGCCTAACGCCGTAGTTTGAACCAAATCCTTGTAGACCAGGTGTTATTATCCCCACCCATCCGCCGGCGGGGTCTGTATCTATGATATGATAATGAACGTGGCTGCGGATAATAAAATCCGCTTTCGGTTGCTGGTCTCGACTACTCCAGATTATATTCCACAATTTTTCTCTGGCTATCGCCGTAAAGCGCCCGTGCGGGATTGTGCTACTACTAATCTTATGCTTGAAGTCGAAGATAACACCGTTGAGCTTAAAAAACTCTTGGCCTGACACAAACATCACTGGCGTTTTAACCATCTCGCTTATTGTAAATTCCCAGTCTTCTTCTGTGCCAGCGTGATATGGTGTGCCGTAGATTATCCCAACTTCTTTCGCTTTAACTATGTCTATACATTTGACTGCCATTTTACATTGTTCATTTCTGTCTGCCTGTGCTTGTTCAGAACTACCTGACTTGCCCCCCTTGCCATCAATAGCGTCTCCATTCACAACAAGATAATCAACGGGCTGTAATGTTTGTATTACTGCCGCATACCAATTCCACAACTCCCTCTGATATTTGGCTATTTTGGCATTACGTCCCGTTGCTACCCTATCGTCATACCACCAATCGGGTGGAGTAAGACCTATTCTATGTCCACAATGCAAGTCAGATATTACTACCAGTCTCTTGAATTTTCTCGTTGCCATTATGGCTCCTTTCAAAGCATTTCTTGTATTCCCTTTTATTTAACTCTGCCCGCCATTCAGAAATATCTCCTCTCTCGGCTCGCAAGTCCTGATAGCAGCAATAGCAGAGAAACTTATCGTCTACCTTGACCCAGCCATCTTGACCGCAGGCGCATTTGTAGCCCCAGTTACCAGCCATTTTTGCTTTCTAATCTCCAGCCAACTATACAAATTAGCATACATATACACGCTAACGTTATTCCCAATGCTGAATTGCTTAATTGATGGTTTGTAACGGCCATCCAAAAAACCACAACCGCCCAAACAATAGCCATAACCGCCCAAGCAATAGCCAAAATTCCAAAAAAATATTTCCAATACATTTTCAGTCTCCTAAGACTTCTGCTTTTCTTACGTCAAAAATCGTGTCCTCTATAATCTGGTGCGAGTCGCCTTTTTCCTCGAAAGCGTTGATATTCGTAGTGCTCACCAGTAATACAACCCGCTTGCTGCGGAAGTCGCCTTTCTTGGTTTCGGCGTCTATATAGTCGTAACCCCAGAAGAAGCCAGCCGTCTGGAAGGCGGCATCGAGTAATGCCTTCCTTGTGTCACTATCAACCCAGCCAGACTTCGAGGCGGCATCGCCCCAGTAGACCATAATGAAGTCGCCCCGCTTCGGCTCAAATGTCCAGTTATGTCGTTTTTTTCTTGGCATTGTTTCGCTCCGCATTGACAATATCATCGTAAAGGAATATTGGTTTTTGTAGTTGCTCAAAGTAGTCCTTTTCCTCCTGGCATCCTCTTGATTTTTTCCAGCCAGGTGCGAGGATAAGGCCGGTAAAGTTGGTGCGCTTGATAATAATTCTATTCAATTGCATCCACCGTCCCCATTCATCATTATCAAAATCAAGAAAATCGGGCCAGACAAAATGAATTGGATGCGTATGTACAACCGGTGAGTAAACCCAGAAACCAAGACTAATTAGTTTTGCCGTTCTCACACAACACAACTTAAAATTCGCCTCTTGCGCCCACTTATTCAGGCGCGTGTAAGGGTGGGCAAAATAAAACAACTCATTATCAATATCTTTCCACTCAACAACCCCCTTCGCCTCGTTAACTTTTGTTTCAGTGTTCTCTTTGATATTCAGTGCTACACTTGAATCGTTCATTGTTTATCCTTTCGGTTTTTGTTTTTTAAGCGACAAGGATATTTAGGTAAATCATCTAACTCTTTCGGCCAAGCACTTCTGGTTATCATTTCTTCGCCGTGTACAATGGCAAATATATTCCAGGCTGCAGCCATCAAGTGGTCTTCGTCTTCAAGGCCTTGGTGATAGTCATTGAGATGGCGTAATGCCGAATCCAAAAACCGGCTTAACGGTTGGCCTTTCTCCCAATTACGGTCGCCATACTTTTGAGAACCGAGTTCATACCACTTGGCAAGCCTTTTAAGGGCAAACGGGCTTATTAAATCAAACCTACCCTTGCCAGTGCGAATATCCCTTTGAGAACCTGTCTCGAATTTTTCTCTCTTGCCACTATCTTTGATTTCCATTATTCTATTCCTAAAAACAGACCCCGCCTTACTGGTATAGGCGTCCTGCCTGCTGTGGCGAGTCCCTTCAACACGGCGTCAGCAAGGCGGGGGTCTTTTATGTTACGTTTTTTGCTTTGTCTACAAGTTGCTTGCCTTCGGCATAAATACTCTTTTGTCGCATCTGCCGTGCAATCACAGGTTTGAGTATCTCGCCTATTGTTATTTCTTTTAGCGGCGCTGTGTTGCCTTTAGAAGACAGAGGTTTCGTGTAGTCTGGTACTTGAACAAGGCATCCTTTTTCATTCTCAATTGCTTGTACAACCGCCTTCAGGGTTGTTGTTACTGCTTGCTTTTTACGCAGGCTCTTAATCAAACCAGCGGCCAGAATAACAAGAGTAGCAATGCCACCGATAACAACCTTACCCGGAATGGCGGGGAATAACGTTATTACTATCTTTACTTGCTCCGCCGTCTGCCCGGCAATCTCGGCTGTTTGCTGCAAGGCACTGTTGGGGTCTGTTATCTGTGCATTGACGTCCTGAATAAACTCCTGCGCTTTTTCCAGCTCGCAACCGCATACAGATAGCAGGTATAGTCCTGCCAACGCAATCATTACTGTTATTAAAATCCGTTTCATTTTACTAACTCCTTTCTAAATTTTTGCTCTACAAAACTTGGGTATAATTAGCCAGTGCTGGTAAATAGCCACCCTTTTAAGATACTTGCTCTTTCGATATTCAAATTCAAATATCTTGTTGCGATACTCCGTGGCCAACTTCACAGTGGCTACCAAAACCTCATTGCTCTTTATTTCAGGCAACTTGAGTAAAATCACAGGGTCAAGGTCTTTGAGTAACTCGCTTTCCAAGGGATAGTCCTTGATGGCGTTTTTAATGACCGCCATCTGCTGCTCATATTGCTTTGTGGCTATCTCTATGTTGCGGTCGCATTCATCAATGCCGTGAATAGCGCCCAGACAACCAAATGTTGTAAACATAGTCGTCACCAGTACTATGAAAAATACTACTGTGCCAACACTGGCAACACTAGCACCTCCATCTTTACTGTTGCCGCCCATCTCTACCAACACACAACCTATCACCATAAGCAAAATTGCCAATCCAAACCAAATCATACCTTAACTCCTTTCTTTACTTAATTACAAAGGGCGCTCCGTCGCCCAAACCAACCATCCTTGAAGAAATAACTCTGCCGTACCACAAACTACTTAATCCATTGGCTCATCACCGCCTTTCTTTCCTTGTTCAAATTCTTGTTGAATTACTCGTTTACATATTTCCACTGCCGTTTTCTTGCCATCTTCAAAGCCCCGTTGATAAAGGTCTATTGACCCTTTGGCTTCAAGCAACTTTTTAATCTGCTCGTTCTCGGCCTGGAGTTGCTCGGCGGCTATAAAAATATCATCGAATATTTCAACTTCAAATAAACCTGCTAATGCCAACAAAATATGGCGGTATTTTGCAAAGACAGCTTTTTCTATTTCTTCCATCTCATTCGCCTCTCAATTCTCTTTTCAATACTTCCAAATCTTCAATATCCAGCACTATCAGCCAGCCCTCACAACCCTTTTGTTTTAAGGCAAGCACTGGTGTCTTACGCTCCATAGCCGCTTTGCCCTTGACTTTCTGAAACAAGTTCCATACCGACGACCTTTTCCGCAGCTTGCACTCAATAAACAGTCGCAAGTGCATTGTGTCCGCCCTTGTCAGGTAGGCCGAACTGCCCGACAGCGGCGTGCGGTGCGTACCGAAGAACTCCGCCACAGTTCTTTCAAATCTTTTCCAAGTTGACCTGCTTGTCATTTAGGGCTTCCTTGCCATTATAAATCTATCATTCCCTTATGCCTGTGCTGCTGGCATCTGTAATATTTCAAATCCGTATTATCAAGCGCATAAGCCACTGCTGGCTCTCCGCATCGTGAACATTCCTTTGGGCATTGGGTATATAGCAAACGGAATTTCTTTGAGCAAAACTTGTCGTGATACTTTATGTGGCAAGGTTCACACAAAACAATTAAATCGTTTGGTTTCTCATTAAATATATTTTCATACGTTAAATGATGAATGTGTAAATCGTATTCACTGCCGCATATTTGGCACTTGCCATTGGCGGTTTTTATTTTGTCTTTTCTTTTTGCTTTCCAGGCTACCGATTCACGATAGCGACGATAGCGCTCTTTGTTGTTTGTCGCTAAATTCGAGTTCTGCATCTTTTTTAGTAATTCCTCTTGTTGTTGGTATTTTATTCAAAATAGAATTAAGTATGTTTGTGGGTAATTGGGCGGAAGGAGTATGTTCTTTACACATCCAGTATTTTTGACCAGCATCATCTACACCCCAAACATAACCCAAACGCCCACAACGCTTACATTTTGGCGGGCCGACAGCAAGTTTCGCTTTGTCTTGTTGTTTTCCCTGCTCTTTTCGCAACCAATTCCCAAAATACCTTTTGTAATTTTTCTTACTGCTTTTATCTGGATTGTCTCGCAACCATTGGGTGGCTGATTTTGTTTCTTGATAAACATCCACCAAAGGAAAAGTATTCTGCCATTCCAAAAGTTGTTCATTCGTCAAACCAATGATTTTTCCTTCTACATAGTTAATATCTTCACTTCCCTTCACTTCACTTCCCTTCACTTCACTTGGCATTGCGTCCGCATCACCGTTCGCATTGCTTCCCCATCGTTTTTGGGCAGCCATAACTGCTTGCTCTCGCTTGAGTTGTGCTCTTTGTAGTTCTTTGGTTACTCTTTTGTGATAAATGAAACCCCGCCGAACTTGGAACTTGCTTAACACGGTTTGGAAACCGAAATCGTTACTAACATTACACAACTTGGTTAGGCTGTTTTTATCAAATCTCATTTTGCCCCCGTTGCGATATAGATACAAAATAATAGTCCAGTAAACGCCCCGCTGTTCGGCTGTCATTAGTTGAAAATCTATATCAGATAAAAAAGCATCAGATTCCAATTGGACATATTTTATCGCTACCATTTTTCGCTTCCTTGCTTTGTTCTATGCTATCTGCCAGGGCTGCTGAGCCGTCTGTAGAGGGCTTAACTCCCGCCTTGCGGAGTAATTTCTCTATCTCTTGAATACGCTGGGTATTTATATCCAGCGCAAGCCGCCTGCCATCGTCCGCTTCGGGTGGCAGCCGCTTATTGGACTGGCTAAATCTTCTTGTTCCTTTTCGGGTTTTCATTTGCTTTTCTCAAACACAGGAAACTATAATAGCTCCATCAAGCAAGGGACAATCAGTAGGGAAAAACTTCCTGTCTTCGCAATAGTGTTCGTGATTTTCGATATCAAGTAAGTCGCACCATACTTCCAGTGTTTCTTCGTTTATTTGCCGAAATGGACAGTTTGCAGGAAGCCCCACTCGGTATTCCCGTTTTTGTTTGAGGTCGATTGTTTTAAGTTTTGCTTTACTCATCATTCGCCTTTCATTCAACAAACAGCACAATTGCGTTTTCCTTGGGAATATAACTGATTACAAGAGCCTTGACTGTGCCGTTAGTGAATTCATACCTAACTTTTTCAACCTTTCTTTTGCGTGTAAAAAGCTTTTGTGTAAGGATAGTATCATCCTTTACAATAAGAAGTTGTAATGCACGCTCATTCATTATATCTTCACTGCATCGCTTGTCGGCTCTGGCTTCTGAAGCCGCTTGATTTTGATGGCTTGTCGGTCAATAATTATTTGCTCTTCGCCTGCTACGATTGCATTAGGCGTTGAAAGCAAGCCATCATAAATGTCCGATGTTGGCTCTGGCTTCTCAAGCTCGGCGCGGCTTATTATATCTGCATCCTCTTTTAGATATGTTCCAGCCTCTTCATAAGACAATCCAGTTGCATCTGCGAAAACTGCCAACGAAATGAAGCCGCTGTTGAGCAGCATAACCACAAAATCAAATGCTTTTTGATTAGTAATCGCTTTTTCTTCATTCATCTCTACTCGCCGCCTTTCTGCTTGGTACTTCCTAAATGGCTACCGTGGTAGTGTGCAATGCTGAACACATTACAAAGAGGATATTTTACTATCAACCTGTCCCTGTATTGCACACACAATAGTTGACCTTTTGTATAAACAGCCTCAACGTCTTTGCATACTTTGGGAGTTGACGTTGTATGAAAGATTATTTCAATTTCCATCATTTACCGCCTTTCTGCCAGGCCAGCCGCCTTGTTCCTTGTTATCACTCCTCGGAGCGCCGCATTACTACGGGCAAGTCTTTCAGAACAGCGTTCTTCACGCCGCAGCTTTTCTTCAAGCCTTGCAACTTTTTGGGTACTGGATTCCCCTTTGTAAGATTGCGAATGACCATTAGGGCAATAGAATAGGTTTTTACACTTTTGAAGTCGCCGTTGATGTTCTGATGTAATCCAAAAAACCACACTACATCTACAGCAAGTTTCTTGTGATATTTGTATGTCCATAATTTAGATTCCCTTCCTTTTCTATCTGCTTATGCAGTTCTCGTCTTACTTGCAGAAACTTATGCAGGGCGGCCTGGCTGCCGCTGTGGACAAGTTGCTTGTTGGCATCTGCATAGTCTTTGCCAAAAAGCTCTTTGAGTTCGTTATAACAGTTATCCGTCATTTTTCTGCCTTTGGGATAAGTTCAAACACAAACTCTCTGCCGTGAACCGCAGACCACTCTGTCTCTGATAAATGATATGCCTCCTGGACCCTGACCGGAGGCCGCCAACGATTTCCATTCCTTAAATCAAGAAGGGCTACCTCATCTATACCTGCTTGTGCCAGTATATATTTTTCACCAGATTCAATCTGATACCGATTACCTGTTTTGTGGATAATCTTTTCTTTTTCTGGCTCTTTTGTCATTTTGTCGAACTCGTCGCAGAGCCTATCTAAAAGTATTCGCTCGGCTTGCTGAAAGGCAGCGAAATTTTCAGGGGTTGGGTTTCCGCATTGCCATTTCATAAATATTCTGTTTGTGTTTCTGTATTCAGAGCAACATGTTTCTGTTTCGTCTGTATCTTTTGCTTTCAGGCAACAATTTCGGCATTTGCCGAAGAGATGCCTTTGACAAAGCGCACAAAAGCTTTCCCCTAAATGGGTTTCGTTTTCTTTTAGTGCCTCTCTTAACTGCTCTGCCGTGCAATAGCTCAATTCAAAGTGATGTCGTATAGCTGATTGCAGGGCTGCCAGTTCGCCTTTGCTGGCGGCCTCTCTTACTTCTTTTTCCGTTTGCCATTTCATAGTCAATCTCCTTATTTTCTTTTTCCAGCTTAAAGCCTTTAGGAAGCTGCGTGCGGATTAGCTTGCGGGTTCGGCCTGGCCACATACCCTTACAGAGTGCTGGGTTTTCAACCTTGAATTCTTCCCAACAAAACTCCCGATAATTGCCGCTTCCATAAGTTAAACGACAGTCAGTGGTATTGTAAAAACGATATAGTTCTACGATTTGAGTTTTCTTTGCCATTTCAAACCTCCTTGAATTGCTTCTTTGCTAATTCTTCCTTATACCATTCAGGAAATCCCCTTGTGATAATTCGAGAAATGTCTTTCCAGGCCCACTTAAACAGTTTTTGTGAAATTTCCTCAGCGCATTCCTCGAAAACATCCTTGTTTATTTCTTTCAACAGCGCCCCTATGTCTTTGGGTTCGTTTAGTAATTCGCCTTTGTCTTTGAGATGTTGTATAGCTTTGTTCCATCGGGCGGTTGTCTTGTACGATTCCCCTATTTGCTGGATAATATACTTACCACCTTGTTGTCGCCAATTTGCTTGGTTGACTTCTTTGAAATCTTCCCTAACGTATTTGCCCATTAGTGCGTGGCCGTCTCTGGCAAAGCGGTGGGGGTTCTTAAAAACTAATCCCTCAACCTGCGTACCACCCAAACAGCTTTTCTCGTCCAGAAACTTTTTCATTTCTTCATAATTTTCAATCTGTCCTTCATAAAATATAGGTACAGATTCAAAGCCGAGGGCTTCTGCTGTGATTCTTCGTATTCTCGGGATAAGATAATCTTCTATCCCAACATCTATATCAAAAATGATAATGTTGTTTTTGGGGGTTCTATCGTAGCAAAGCGTGTTATGGTGGGGCTTGTTTAAGCATTCTCCCCGATAAACCCAACCTTCTTGTAGGTCTGGCATTAAATCAATAACAGTTCCCACAACCCCAGCAAACATTTGGGGCGGACAGTCTATGTCTATTTCTTGATGGTGGCTTCGGCATTTAAGATTGCCATCTACAAGGCCAAAACTGAATTGACTGCCATCTATTTTTTCTTCAACACTAACGGGGTCAAAGAATAATTCTTTTATTGCTGCGTGTCCCAATGCGTAAACTTTTGGGTAACTATGTAACTTCATTTTCAGGTCTCCTTATGTTTCCGCCTCTTCCATATACTTTAGTATGCTCTGGTCGGCGTTGATGGCCGTGCGCAGGCTTTGTATTCTCTCAAGCGTTGCCTTGTATTTGCCAGCCGTTGCCTCTTGCTTTAGTTTTGCCTCCCAGCAGATACCCTTGGCGATGTCTTTGGCGTAAGTGGCTGGTGGGTCTTTGATTAACTCACCGTCAAGCTCGAAGGCCTTCTTGTTTCGCAACTTGATGAGCGTAACGGCAAGTTGTCGTTCATAATCGGCTTCCGCTTCGGCTCGCTTCTGGGCAAACTCTTCAAGCTGTGTATGCTTATCTGCTAAGAGCTTTCTGTTTGCCTCAATTCGATGCTGGATTTTTATAAGTCCCATCCTTGGACTCCTTATTAAAATGGTGGCTCATCAGATGACTCTTCTGGCTCGTTGTCTTTTTCGTAAATCCAATCAACAAAACTTTTGGCTAAACTTTTAGCTTTTTCCTCCTGCAAAAATTCGGCACTTGACGTTATTGTGGCCAGGGCTATTAGAAATGAGGTGGCGTTATTGAGACCGTTCATTTTTGCGTTTCGCAGGTCTTTGGCGTCCCAGTCAACTTCTTCTTTTGGCGGCACTTCCGCCTGGCCTATTTGTGGCGGTCCTTGTTGATATTGAGCAGGCGCCTGGTTTACCTTAACGGTATCTCGCCAGAAGCCGGAATAAGCTACTCCTGAACGACCTTGGTAGGTTTCCAGATTAAAAGCCAATCGCTGGTTCAGGCAGGCGGCGTCCAACAGTTTCCCTTGTCCCTGCATTATTGTTAGTTGGTGCTCTTCGCCCGTATCGTCCCTTAACTTGACTGCTTGGTACGGTTTCTTATTACTGCTTAACTTTGACGGCCCGACCTCTAAAGCAGTGGCAAACATCTCAATTAGCTGACCGTTAGCATTTCTTACTGTTCCGAAATTCATTTGAATACCTCTCTTTCTTTTAGGATTTTAAGAAATTCATTGGCGAATTTGTTCTTTGTCAAAGGCGGTGCATTGATGTCATATTCACCTATTGCTTGGCGTGCCGCTTCGAATAATTGCTCTTCTGTAAATTCCAGCTTCTCAAACTCGGCGAGGGCTTGTTTGACGAAGCAGTCAAACTGCTGCCTTTCCTTCAACGGCCTGTCTTTGGGATATTTCACTTTTTCTTTCTCAAGTAATATACGGCGAGTAAATGCTCAAAAATCTGCCAATATTTCTCTAAATCCGTATATGTTCTAATCTCAAAGCCTTCGTCCTCGTCCCTGCCTATGCGGATTATTCTTGTCCTTTTAATTGTATGGCCTTGCTCTTCGTGAAGATGCTTGTAGGCTGCAAGTTGTATAACCATCTCCTCATAAATTCCTCCACCGGTTTTCAAATCAAGTAATTCAAATTCTTTATCAACAACGGCATAAATATCTGGCGTTCCACCGTATTGATATTTCTCCGAAACCAATGGCTGCTCAATAATAATCGGTTCGATTTCGTGGTTCTTTTCCCATTCGTAATAGCTAATTACGGCGTTCTCGGCGGCATCAATCTGTTTCTTGCTGTAATCATCCGTGTCTGTTTTGCTGCCAAGCAAACGGTCGGTAATTAGCTGATGTGCCAGTGTGCCGATGTCGGCTTTGTCGTCTACGAAACGGGTGCTATCTATGCCGTTAAGGCCGAGCCGATTAGCCCAAACAATTAGCTGTGGTTTGGCAAGTAAACCAGTAACAGTAGTAGTGCCGGGAACTAACTTGCCTTCGGCGTTCTTATAGCGGATGTGTGCTCTTGATTTCATTTTCTTCTCCTAACTCTTCTTTGGCCATAGCCGCTGCCTGCTTTGCCCTTCTTCTGGCCAGTCTCCGGCAGCATTTCGGCAGGCGGTTCAAGGATTCTTCGGCCAGTTCGAGCAGCCGCTGCGGCGTAAGTGCAAATGACGTAAACTGGTCAATAAATTCACCGTTTATAATTTGATGGTCTGGCTCAAGCCTTTTAATTCTTTCTCTTGTTCTCAATGACATTATTTCTCCTCTTCTTTTGCTCTTCCTTCGTCAATTTCTGCAACCTCACCACAATCCATTGGAACGTAACCGATTACTTCGGCCAAATCGTCAATCGTATTTCTGGCGTGTGGTTCGTTTTCTTGTAAATCGTGTTGTAACATTTCTAAAACCGTTACGGTCGTTATGAGGAATTGATTGATAAGTTTGGCTGTGGGTTCATTAACGATTCCTAATTGTTCAGGCAATTGATTTAATCTTTCACGTAAAAGCATTTTTTATTTCTCCTTTACTTCTCTCCGAAGTCGCTCTTGAGTAGCCAGAGCAAAGCAAGCAACGGCGTGCTTAAAAGCAAAATGTTAAGTAGTATGATTGCAGTTATCATTTCGGCCTCCAGAATTTCCACCATTTGCGGACATAATTACAACAAGAAAGTCCCCACTCTTTAGCTTCTTCATAACATTGAGTATTGTATTTTACTTTATTCCATATACAATCTTTGCAGCGTTTCATTTGCTTTCCTATCCTTTCTGGGCGGTTTTCATTGGGTTGTCTTTAGAAAATTATCATCGCCGTATCCATATGCGTCACCTCGCTCTGCCCATTCTTTATTTATATCCGAAGTATCTATCTTAGTCGTGCCACATTTAGGACATCGCAAATCGTGATATGGAGACATCATTGGCTTAAATGTATCTGCATCGCCACTATAACCACAGTCTGTATTTTCGCATTTAGGCATTTTCCTATCCTTTCTGGGCGGCCTGCCCGCCAGCCACAAGCCAGCGGGCTGGTTTATAGCGTTTAGCCAAGCTCTTTTAGTGTCGTCTTCTGTTATTGTGCCGCCCGTTAGTTAAACTTCTTCGCCGAACATTGGTTCCTCAGCACAACTAAGTTCTTGAAATTCAAAACCACATTTAGAACATTTGTATTTTGCATAAAATTCGCCGTGCTCGGCATAATCCAATGTTGGAAACGCATCAATATATTCAACTTCTTCACTACCGCATTTTGGGCATTTCATTTGCTTTTGCCGCCCGTTAATCTGAAAATTCCAGGTCGATACTTTCTGATTTCCATTTGCCGTTCTTTTGCTGCTTGACATAGAGAAGCTCGCCCTTTTCGGGGCAGCGGCCAAATATCTTTTTGCAACACGTTATACCAAGTATTAAACCCCACTTATCGGGCGACCACCGAGCCCCACTATCATTTAAGGGCCAGTAAGCAACGCAACCGTGAACTTTCTTAATGCCTGTTAATTCTGCGGGATAAGCATAAATAGTGCTTGTTCCGCTATCTCTTAATAAATACCATTGTGTAAACATTTTCTTTTCCTTTCATAAAGAGCGTTTTCAAAAGCGAGGCGGGCAGTTTTATCAGTTTACCCTTCGATGGCAGGCAATTACTTATCGAGAGTTAATTGTCCGCTTGAAGCAGTCTCTACCTGCCGATGTTTTCAGTTCTCACGGCACATATCGTTGCCACGATACTCACACCGCCGCCTCGCATGGCTTTCTAAAGCCAGAGCCAAAACATAAGCTCTGGCTTAGGAGGAGGGAGAATTGCTATTTACTTTTAAGAGAGTTAATTTGCATTACTCAAAGCCAATGATTTCAATTCCTTTTCTGCCGCCGCCACGCCTGCGTTGAAGCCAATCTGAAAGGTCACGGCGATGGCCGTAAAAACGCCTACTTCATTACTTAAATCCAATTCGCCAACCAGGCTGGCCTTTGTCAGGCCATCGGCGCATCTGTCCCAGTCGTCGCTGCCGTATTTTTTCCAGAGTTCTTTGGTAGTCATTTCTTGCCCCCGATGTATTTTGGCATTATAATTTCAGAAGAGACTATGGTTTCAGCGAATATTTTGCCGCCCGGCGCCACAAATTTTTGTATTCCTATGTTTTTAATTGTCGTTTTTTTAATAATGGCTCGACAAATTTTATTATCCCACGCCCACGCTTTAGCGTCTTTCCAATGTAGAAAAGAAAAAAAACCAGGGCCAGTTAAGGAGACATTTTTGCCCGCAATGAAATCGAAAAGGTGATAAAGAGCACTGAACCCACCTTTTTTTCTGTATACCACCCTCCAGACCACAAACTTTTTGGGCTTCTTGGCCAAAATGGCCTTTTTCTTTTCTTTTGAGTATGTAATGGCTAAACACATTGCAAAATCTCCTTATTGTTTTTCTGCATCCATCCAATAAAGTCGATAGACCATTTGCCTGACACCTTCTTTGTATTCGGGCGTGGTTCGGTCAACTTGGGGCAGGCGGGGTTTTACTCTTATTCGGTTGTCTGCCGGCTTACAACTTGCCACAAATAAGAGAATTAACACAAAATAAAGCAAAATCTTCGTAGTTATCTTATTAGTTGTTCTTATAAAAGAGGAGTATTTTAGTCTTTTTCTATATGTTATGTTACATTCAGTCATCATTTTAAGCTCTTAAACAGCGCTTTTCTCTTATCGGACTTTTTGTCATAGTATAAGTAAAATTAAAAAAGCCCATCGAGTGCGATACTTGTACACGAAATGCGTAAAAGTGTCGATGGGCTCAAAACCTTGATTATTAGCACAGTATCGCACATTAAATCCTTTTATTATTCACTTTAATTACAACTTATCATATCTATCGGCTCTTGTCTAACAAAAAATGAGAAAAAATAAAGTTTTTTTCAAAATTCTTTATCCGCCTTTATTGTGGTATCGAAACGGCAACTTTCGTTAGGGCTTACTTCTCTATGGTCTCCTTGGATAGACATAAAATGGCAGTGTCCTTTTTCGCCTACTACCCTGTCATTACCTAATCGGGGCGGTTCTTTATAATGCTCGCAAGTTTTACAACTCATTTTTTTATCCTTTTACGTCATAAATGTCTTCAAGGGTGTCTTCTGAAAGCCGAAGCTCTTTGCCACACTTCTCGCACTTACGACAAATTGCAGAAATCCAGTAAAGTTTACCACCACATTTAGGACAACTTAATCGTTTTTTTGTTTTCATAATATCCTTTCAAAAGCCCACCGCCCGCCTTGAAAGGGCTGAGGGGCAGGCGGCAGGCGATTGCTATATTCCCTTTGGTATTCTTCCTGGTACGCCCATTTTGCGTTGTGCTTCTCGCCTTTTAGCCATTATCTTCTCAATGGCCTTGTCTTTGTTTTTTTTCTTTTTAGGCATCAGCAATTTCGGTTTCGAGTTTTCTTAATGCTTCGTCCCAATAGGGCGTAATTCCAAAGGGCTCGTTTTCTATTATCTCTTTGCCTATTTTCCGCAAATTATCTCGCTGTTGGCGTAGGTCTTTAATTTTCTTTCGTTCCTCCTCCAAGCATTGCCAAAGACCCTCTGCTTCGGTTTTTGTTGCCTCATACAAACCCTTAAAGTAGTCTCTTTCTTTAAGATACTTAGCCGCTAACCTTTTGTAACAATCTAAATCGCTTTGTAATTCTTTCGTTTCCATAATTATCACTTCCTTTTTGCTTTGGCAATGGCAATTCTGCCTTCTGCCGCATATTTTTGGGCAAGTGCCTGATGTTCTGGCGTCCACTTTCCAACACAATGCCCGACAACTTCGGCGATATTTGTTAGTTTCCCGCATGCCACCAGCAAATCAGGTGCGGCGGCTATCAGGCGGGCGTTGGCAGCAGCATTAGGGCTTCTCCAAACCGTAATAGATTTGTCAGGCAATATACTAAAGTGTCCACCTGGCTCAGTCCCAATTTCCCATTTGCCTTTTGTATAACTCATAATCCTTCCTTGCCCTTTCTGCCACTCTATTTACTTATCAAAGAACTACATTAAAGCGGCCTGCAACGCTCCGCCCTGCTAAGAAGATTGGAAACGCTACAGGCCTCGTACCAAAGTTAGTTTCAAACTGATTGTCTTAGCAGGGCTTTTCGCCTCTACCTATATTATAGGAAAAAGGGGCAAAAGTCAAGTAAATTCTGTAAAATTGTTGCTATTTAGCTAAAAACGAAGAAAATAGTTTTATTGGACACTTGGTAATTAGGAAAATATTAAAAAAAACTTCAAAAAAATCCTCATTTTGTTAGGGCAAAGGTAATATATATATAGGGGAAGATAATTGAAATTATGGATGATTTCGAGCGGGTCAAAAAGCTAACTCGATTAGCTATACAAACCCTGAAAATACCAAAATGTCTTTGGGAAGACGCTAAACAAGAAGCCTGGGTTGCTTACTTAGCAAAGAAAAATGTAATCACAGAGCTTGCTAAATGGATGAAAAAAGAACGCAAGCACTATCCATCACGACTGGAAATAGAGAACTTTGCAGAAAAGCACCCAGGCGGCTATAAAACAGTTAGATACGAACCGTGGATGGATGAGCATATAAAGGGAAAATTTTAATGCCTGATGGTACGATAGATTATACAGTTAAGAACATCAATCGCCTGTTGGTCTTGCTGGCCGGCTACTGTGTACATATTGACGACGTAGAGGTCAGGCGCAAAGCAGGCGAGGCAATTGCAGAAATACAGGATACAGACATACCAAAGCTAAGGAAACTATGCCAAAACTAACAGGCAAACAACAGGCATTTGTTGAGCATTACTGCGGAGATGCTAACTATAATGGCGCAAAGGCTTGTAGATTGGCAGGCTACTCTGTCCATACAGACCACGAACAAGCTGCACGGCTGTTAACAAAGGATAGCATAAAGCAGGCTGTGGCTGCTAAGAAGGCTGATATTAGTAAGAATATTGAGGTTACAGTTACTTACATCGTCTCCAAACTCCTACTTGGCCTGCAAATAGCAGAACAGAAGCAGGACTTAGTGGCAATGGCACGCTTCAGTGAGTTATTGGGTAGGTGGAAGGCTATGTTCACCGACAACCTCAATACTACCGACCTTGTAAAGCAGAAGCAGCTAACGGATAAGGAAACAGCAGAGGCCCGCAGGATAGCCTCTATACGGCTACAGCAGGCCGCTGGGCAGGCCAAGCCACATTATAGCAGCCTAATCAGCAAGCGGAGGCAGCAGGATGCTGCAGAGGCCAGGGCAGGCTGATGGACAAAAAGGCATTACTTGACCCTTGGCACACTCCGGCAACAGAGAGGCAGAAGGAGCAAATGAAGGCCGAAGCCAGGGAATGCCTTGATAATGCCCTGATTAAAGCATTAGGGGGGGCAAATAGAGGCCATAACCCCCCAAGTGGCCGGGGGCTGGCAAGATAGTAATGCTCACCGACATTTTTATAGCTTTAAGAATTGTGGACATAAGCAGGATAGAATAATGGCAGTTTATACACCACAAGAGATTGCTGAGTTTCTGAAAGCGGCAAACAGGGATTTGGGCCATCCACAATATGAACCACCGGAGTTAAAAGCTGATTATGCTAAAGCTGTAATTATAGCCCTGCAACTTCAAGCTGAGAACAAACGGTTGGCAGAGAAACAGAATAATGCCTAATATCATAAAGAAAATCGAGTTGGATTTGGACGGCCAGAGCATATCGCTCACGCCAGAGCAGGCCAGAAAGCTTAAAGAAGCCCTAAATGAGTTGTTTGGCAAGATTATCAGGGAAAGCGAGCCTTGGCCAGTTACCCCTTGGCCAATCGATCCGTATCCTTGGTATCCTTCTTCTCCTTGGATAATATATACCAGCGGCAATACGGCAACCTTAAAGCTATAGGCTGGTTTTGTTATTATGGCTTTCATATTGATACTCCACTATCCTACTGGACTTTGGCTGGCGGCGACGTGGTAGCGTCGGGGTAAGTTCTATTGAGGCAAGCACAGCCAAGACTACTGCACGGTTTGTGCCACTGCCTGACTTTAGATACGGATGCAGGGTGGGGAATCCTGCCCGCTGGACAGATATATTCGCCAATCAACGGCCTTGTTTTTGAAAGGAAACAAATGTCTATTTTGCGATTTATCTTAATACCGGTTCACGGGTTTTATCTTGTTTTTTGGTTTTGCGTTTTTTGGCTTTGCAGCTTGTTTGGTTGGCTAAAGCGAAAAATCACGGGTTCTGAATAGTTATGCAGGATTTTGGCTGGTGGCGGGTGCGAAACACTGAGGTGTGTTCTGATTATCAACCGTGCGGCTTGAACCTATAGGCCAACAAGCAAACCTGGGATAATCAGGAAGTGAAGCGGCAGGTAGACCTGCAAGGCAACTGAGCCAAAAGGGAGCCGCCAGCCAGATATATTCGCCGGTAATCTATAAGGTTGCTGGTTAAAAATAATGGATTTAACAACTGAACACTTACGACAAGCAATCGCTAATTCTGAAGCAGAAAGCAAAGACCCTAATTATATTATTTTTTTGAATAACTTTTGGTGGAAACGAGCTAAACGGGGCGGCTTCCTGAAAAATAACGGCAAGCACGGCATTCGTTATGTAAAGTTAGGGCGCGAATTGGAAACGTTGTGGCAGAGTTAACCCCACAGGATATAGCAAGTGCAGACGCCGCATATTGGGCGTCATTTTACGAAATCCAGCTTCAGCGGACTATATATACTTTTACTGACCACGAGTACCAACTGGAGCCCATGCAGAACACTTGCAAGCGGGTGTGTTATATGAAGGGCACTCGTGGGGGTTTCAGCGAAATAGAAATACTCAAGAGCCTTCACGGAATGATATACGGTCGCTACAAAGAGGGCGTGCTGTATTTGTTCCCTACCACCGATGATGTTGGCGAGTTCAGTAAATCCCGCTTTAACCCGTTGATTCTTGCCAACAGGCAGGCCATAGGCAGATATGTTAGAAAGACCGATACCACCTCTTTGAAGAAGATTCATAATGCCTTTCTTTATTTAAGAGGTGCTCGTCTAAGCGAGAAACGTGGCGACGAGTCCGAATCTTCCAAGATGAAGAGCATTGGTGTTGATAAGATAGTTTTCGATGAAGTTGACCATATGGATGAAGAGGTAATTGCGAAGGCCCGTGGTCGTTACTATGATTCTCCCTGGCAAGAGGAAGTTTTTATTGGCAATCCGATTATCCCAAGTTTCGGTATTGACAAGCAATGGCAATTGTCAGACCAGCGCCACTGGTGGCGCAAATGTAATCATTGTGGCACATATACCTGTGCGGAACTATCTTTTCCCGAATGTGTTAAGATAAGACCAGACGGCACTGGTTATATCGGCTGTAATAAATGCGGCAAAGAGGTTTTTATCAGAGATGGCCAATGGCAACCGGAGATAAAAGAAAACTCAAATTATATGAGAGGCTACAGATGGTCGCAATTAACAAGTGCTGTTTGCGACCCTGCCGATATACTTGAAGATTTTAACAATCCGCCAGAAGACAATCGAGCCGATGTTTATAGACTCAGATTGGGTCTACCCTATATTGCGGCGGAAGACCAACTTACTCAGGCCGAAGTCTTTGCTTGCTGCGGGTCTAATATGCCGGCCTACTCTCATAAAGGCCCGTGTGCTATGGGAGTTGACGTCGGCAAGCTCAAGCACGTGGTTATAGGAGGACGAGTCGGTAAAAGATACGAGATTTACAAGACCGCCCAACTTTCCGACTGGAACGATATACACGATATAGCCCAGCGGTTCAATGTAAGAAGTGCCGTAATAGATATTCGACCCTACGAGGACAGCGCCCGCCAGTTCCAGAAATCCGAGAAATACAAGATATGGCTGTGTGAGTATTCCGAGACTACACCTATGGGTACGGCATACAACGATAAGACCGGAATAGTAAAAGTCAATAGAACCGAAGCATTCGACGCCACTCACCGACTGATAAGCACGGACGGTATGCTGATAATCCCCCGGCGATGCCCTGAGATAAAAGAGTTCGCCAAGCAGGTCTGCGCAACGGCGAAGATTCTGGAAACTAATAAGAGAACCGGCTCCCAGATTTACAGATACAAGAAGTTGGGTCAGGAGCATTTTAGAAATGCTTTGAACTACTTTTACATAGCCGCTTCCGGCGGTAAGATTGCAAGCGCTAAACGAACCACTCGCCGCCAGACGGTAGCGAAAAATGATTACGCAAGAGTATAAGGGGACTGGTTGCTGGATATGTATACACTATTGCCAGAAGTCGTATTTGATTACCACTGGCCAGAAGAATGTTTCAGGCGAATTGGCTAAGTATCGAAGATGGCCTAAACATAGATGTAATCTTGGACAGGAAGGCAAATATCCAAAGCACTGTGATTTTGAGAAAAATGAGAAACTCTGGCAAAAGTTGAAAGCAAAGTATCCAGATGAGTATTCCCCGAACACATGATTGCATACAAAAAGACAAGAACCACATACTCGCATTTCTTCCTGTGATGAAAGAGCTTGAGTTAATGGGCCACAATCCCGTCAAGGTTGTGTTTGGCGGCGGTATGAATATAACGGAAATAGAGGCCTGTTATGTGGCCATTGGTCGTGCAAAAGTTAAATATCCGAAGTGGTACAAAGTAGTCAGCGAATGGATAAATAAAATATGACCACGGCAAATGAACAACCTGACCGAAAGAAAAACGGCGCAGGCAAGGGCGATAGGTACAGGTCCGTAAACAAAAAGAAATACGATGAGAATCACATAAGAATATTTGGCGACAAACCATTCAATATATGGGATTTAGAGGAAAAAGACCCAAGCGGAAGTTTGATTAAGGAATAAAATGCCAAGAATAAATATTAAATATCCAATAGGAACGAAAGTTGCACCCGTTTATAAGGGCGGTTCCGAAGGTCTCGTAACAGGTATTTTTGTTCGTGGCAAAAACAGGACTTATGAATATAGCTATATCGACAGTGATGGCAACCCTAAAAATGCTATGCTTGACGAGGTTGAAATAACGTCCCTTAAATCAAATAATCGTTTAGGCTTTAATAAGGAAGATAAATAATGGGCGGATTATTCAGTAAACCAAAAAGAGTAACACCACCTCCCGTGCCGGAGCCGGAACCCGTGCCGGAACTAATGCCGGAAGAAGCAAAAGAAGAGGTAGCGAGGCGCAGACGTGGGCGTGGCGGCAGGCGCAAGACCATTATAACAGGTGCATTGGAACCTGAAACAGTTGGTAAGAAAACTCTTCTGGGATAACTATGGACAAAAGAGCGGAAGATATTATCGCCCTGCAAGAAAGGGAAGAGTCCAATCAGGCCAACTTCAGAACCCTGTGGCAGGATACGGCGGATTTAATATTCCCCAGAGAGAATAATATAACTATTACTATGGCCAGGGGTACGGCAAAAACCGTAACTATTTACGACCCCACCGCCGTAACTGATTCCAAGATAATGGCCGATGGTTTGCTGTCCGCCATCATACCGGCAGGCGAACCATTTTTCAAATTGAATGTATCCGTTGATAATATAGGCGGGCAATCAGAAGAATACACCAACTATCTGGGATGGGCGGCCGAAAAACTACATATAGCACTCTTTGAGTCTAATTTTCTGCTCCAAATAGCCGAGACCGTTAGGTCTCTTATTGTCTTCGGCACTGGCAATCTGTATTCCGAATGGGCGCCTGGAACGGGACTGAATTTCAGGGATTGGGACATAGGGTTATATCAAATACTTGAGAATACCAAAGGTCTTGTCGATACGATGATATTAAAGTTCCCGTTGACTGCGAGGCAGGCAACTCAGGAGTTCGAGAACCCTGGTAAATCAGTTATTGAGGCGATGGCCGACGAGAAGAACAGAGAAAAACTCTTTTATTTCATTCACATAGTCCGTCCCCGTGAGAAGAGGAATATCCGCCTTGAAGACAGTCTTAATATGCCGTTTGAATCCATATATGTAGCGGTCAAAGACAAAACAATAATAGATGAGGGCGGCTTCGAGGAATTTCCATATCACGTTCCCCGATGGATGAAGACCTCCAGTGAAATCAACGGCAGGGGCGTTGGAACCGAGATACTGCCACAGGTCAGAGTATTGAATCAGCAGATGTGCGACTTTATAGAGTGCGGCAATAAATGGAATAACCCGCCGAGAGAAGTCCTTGATACTTTTGATGGCGAAGTCAGCGTAGTACCAGGTGCCACTAATTTCGTTCAGGAAATCCCTTCCATTAAGGCGATAGACGAGGGCATAAGAGGTAATTTCCCTATAACTAAAGAAATTCTTGAAATGCAACGGGATGTCATTGATAAGGCTTTTTACAAGGACGTCTTTGTTCAACTCGCAGACCTGAAAGGCGATAGAAGAACTACACTTGAGATTCGTGAAAGAATAATCGAAGGTCTGCGAAGGGTTGGCCAACCCACCTATAGAATCCAAAGCGAGTTACTCAAATATACAATAATAAGGCCGTTGAATCTTTTAATCAGGAATGGCGAGCTCGAACCACCGCCAGTTGGCCTTGAATCCTATGATATAGAGTATCTTGGTCTGATGGCAAATGCCTTGAGTTCCGGCCAGGCAAAGGGTTTTCAACAATGGGCAGCAATTGGCGTGGAAATGGAAGAAACATACCCAGGCACGAAGGACAATATAAACGTGGACGAAGGGTTCAGGGACTTAGGCAGAAGTCTCGGCGTGAAAGTTAAACATATGAATCCGATTGAGGCAAGGGACGCTATAAGGGAAGAAAGAGCGAGGCAGGCGGCTGAACAAAAGGCGATGGAGATGGCACAACTGGCCGCCCAAGGTTACGGCCAGACCACTAAGGCTCCGGAAGGTGGTAGTCCGGCGGAAGCATTAACGGAAACAGTTGCAGGAGCATAAAATGCCAGGAAAAGGATGCAAAAAAAGCGGTCGCAAGCATACACCAATAACTTCAAAAGCACAACGAGGGGCAATGGGCGCAGAACTTCGCCGTCGGCGGCGGAAAAAAGGAAAGTAAAAGTGGCAAAGAGAAGAAAAATAATTCGTTTTAAAAAAATGACTACCGCGGAATTAGAAAGCCATCTTCACGGCGCTAAAGGTAAGAAATTGCCAGCAAGAGCGAGAAGAAAGAAGAAATGAAAGACCGAGACCAAGAAGCCAAACAGTTAATCATGGATTACAGGTTTACCTTTGGTTCTGATGAGGGTAAGCGGGTTCTGGCAGATATAGAGCGATTAGCCAAATTCAATCTTAGTATTGTTCCGCTCGACCAGCAGGGCAGAATAGACCCAATGGCCGTTATGCGCAACGAGGGGCAGCGCAGCGTCCTTGTTCATATATACAGGAAGCTAAAGCAAGACCCAAACGAAAAGAAACAGAAAGTGGCAAAATGAGAAAAAAAGAGATAAACGATTTTGTAAACGGAAAAGTTTCTCTTGCTTTGGGCGACAATGGCAAATGGATAACAGAGTCTTTGTCTTCAGAGCAGCGATGTCCGTTGTGTAGTCGTCTTATTGATAAACTTGTCTTGAGATTCAAGGCAGGCCAGCGTGTATTGTATGATTATATAAACGGTACGGATGGCCGTTGTGTCGGCGAAGGGGTTATCGAAGAAATAAGAAATAATTTCTGGTATTCTGTTCGACGATATGATGGATTTTATAGTAGTTTTAGAGATTGTGAGTTAAACGAATTAAAGGATTAAATTATGGCAGAAGAAAACGGACAAACAGGAACCACGGAGGCAGTGACAACTCCTGTCCCAATTATAGGTGAAGACGGCAAGTTTACCGAGAACTGGCGGGAGACATTACCGGAAGACATCAGGGAGGAGAAGTGCCTTCAGACCTTCGGCGATATTCAGGGAATGTCGAAGTCTTTAGTCCACGCTCTGAGGACAGTGGGAAAGGATAAAATAACCGTTCCCAGCGAAACCGCCACCGATGAAGAGTGGGGTGAATACTACAAGGCGGGTGGCAGACCCGATACCGCTGCGGATTATAACTTTGCCAAACCCGATGATTTTCCTGAAGAGTTATACAGTCAAGATTACGCAAATGAGGTGCAGGATATATTTTTCAAGTTCGGCGGAAGTAAAAAATTGGCAACTGCATTATTTGCCCACAACCTTGGATATGTATTAAAGCAAGCAAAAGCCAAAAATGATGCAGATGACTTTGACCTCAAAGAAGTAGAGGATGGACTGTACAGGGATTGGGGCAATGCCTATGAACAGAAGAAGCATCTTGGTAATGTGGCGATAGAAAGAGGCGTTGCCGGAGACGAGGAGTTCAAGGCAAGATTAGTTGAAAAGTTCGGCAAAAATCCCGACTTTGTTAGGTTCGCCTCTAATATCGGCAGTAAGTTCGCTGAGCACGGCGATATTGCCGTGACAGGCATCCCAACTCCTCAAGAGATGGACGCCAAGATAAAAGAGGAGATGGCGAAAGATTCGTACACAAATCCAAAACACCCGAACCACAAGAATCAGGTTCTTTTGGTAGCAAGATTATTTCGAGAGAAAAACAAAAGCACTAAAACGGGATAAGCGAAATGGGCGAAAAATGGCGAAAAGAGAACCCAGAAAAACATAGAGCGATTGTATCGGCGTGGAAGAAAAGAAACTCTAAAAAGGTCAAGGCCTACAATAAGGAGTATCGAGAAAAAAATCGAGCCAAAATCAACGCCAAAGGCAAAATTTATAATAAGGCCCATCCCAATCATTGCACCAGAAATTATGCACTCAAGCAATGTTATGGTATGACCACAGAAGAATATAACGAATTATTTGCTAAACAACAAGGCAAATGCGCTATCTGTGGTATACACCAGACGGAATTAAAAAAGACATTGCACGTTGACCATTGCCATAAAACCGAAAAAATACGTGGTCTTCTATGTAGCAATTGCAATACTGGCATTGGTTTATTGCAAGAAGATATAGAAAATTTACAATGTGCAATTTTGTATCTTAACAAGCAGGGATAAGTCTCACCGACCCCCTTTTTGTTAAATTAGTAATGGGACAACTTCTTCAACAGAAGCCCCCAAGAATAGCGGTAACCCGCTCGTTAGCAACGTGATGCAGAGTAGGCCTGATATCAGACAACCTTCTCGTTAAAACATTTTAACTTTAGCAGAAGGAGTCTGATATGAGTGTTCAGATTACTACTGCCTTCGTTGACCAGTTCAAGGCCAATATTCTGCTGTTAAGCCAGCAGAAGGAGTCTGTACTGCGTCAGGTTTGCAGGATGGAGGACGTAACCGGCGATACTCTGTATGTTGAGCGCATCGGTGCTACCGAAGCACAGTTGATAGGCGCACGACACGGTGACACGCCGCTTATCTCCACTCCGCACTCCAGACGAAAGTTGACGATGGCAGACTACAACTGGGCTGATTTGATTGACAATGTTGATAGGCTCAAAATGCTTATCGACCCCCAATCAACTTACGCCCAGAACGCTGTAATGGCGTTCAACCGTACGATTGACGATGTGATTATCACAGCGTTGGGCGGTTCTGCTTATGGTGGGCACACAGGTACTGAGATTTACAACTACGCCGTTGGCGAATGTCGGCTTGTTCAGGACAACGGCACAATCATTGCCGCTGGCTCTAACACCACCGATTCTGGTGCAGAGACAGGCTTGACTATCGCCAAACTGCTCACCTGTAAGCAACTACTTGACGATGCGGATATTGACCCCGCACGTCAAAGGTATTTTGCAACTAACCCGTACAACATCAACCAGTTACTCAATACCACAGAGGTTAAAAGTTCCGATTATAATACTGTAAAGGCTTTAGCACAGGGTCAGATTGATTCTTATATGGGCTTCAAGTTTCTTATGAGTACAAGACTTGTTGCCGATACTGAAAACGCTGACGCTACTACCTGTTACGCTTTTGCACAGGATGCGATTGTCCTCGCAATTTCTGAAGAACCCACAGTTCGTATTACGGAACGAGACGACAAGAACTACTCGACTCAAGTTTATGTCGAGATGTCCCTTGGCGCCACCAGAGTTGAAGGCCCAGCAGTGGTTGAGATTTCCCTTGACACTGTGTAATTGAAAGGAAAAAAAATGAGTAAGATATTCCAATACCCATTTCGTCCCCTTGATTGGGCCGCAACACCGAAGGATTTTGCTGGCGATTATCAACTTGGGCCATATCAAGTAGAAACCACTCAACGATTTATTTATGGTACTCGTTTTTTGATGTGGGATGGTCGAGTATTTAAGTACGGCAATGCTGTTAGCAACTTAAAATCGTACCATATGTGTGGAAGCCAAGAACCAGCGGTGCTTAACTATACTGCACCGCCGAATGATACTGCTGGCGTTATTGGCTCTCGTACTATCGAGATAGTGATAGCAGACCGGTCAGAAGATGATTTAGCTGGCGGTTTTGTTTATTTGTACGATTCGACTATCAACAATAGCGTTCTGAGAGGCATAGTTGGCAACGAGAAATCAGGCGCTGCAAATACGCAACTCTACCTTGATTATCCGCTACAACACGCTCTGACAACTTCGGATTATGTTGATGTGTTTGAGAATCCGTATCGTGAAATGTGTCCTGGTGATAATTATGTCGTTTACCACGGTGTTCCTGCTACACGCCCGACTACAGGCCAAAAATTCTGGTTCCAGAGTTGGGGTCCGTGTCACGTTAGTGGCGGTATGACAATCCAAGTAACAGCCGACCAAAAAGATGTAGTTATTGATTCACAAGGATGTTTGCATATGTCATCAAGCCACCCATATTACCAACGTGCAGGGTATATAATGACAGGAAGCAGCGATGCGGTTGCTGGCCCATTGATTATGTTGCAACTTGGTGCTTAAAGATGTTTAGATTGGGGGGCTTCGGCCCCTCAATCCCTTTTTGGGAGAACTAAATGCAAGGACAAATAGTAGCTCCTAATTCGCAATGCCCAAAATGTGAATCGTATCTGGTTTTTCTCCGACAAGATGATAAGGGATATTTTCATCTTTGTAGGAGCTGTGGGCACAAAATAAGGCCAAAGCGAAAACGTAACTGGAGAGTCTATTTTCAGAGGTTTATGTTTTGGAAATAATTGAACGGGCAAAAGATGCCGCTGATGGCGAATTAGTGCCTTTTAATACCAACGAAAAAGACTTTCGGGAAGAAATCAACAGAAGGACTTGCAAGGCGGGATATACAACCAAGTACGGGGAGTGTCCCCACGCAACCAAGATACAGACTACCGTGCCGTTTGGCAAAACAAAACTAAATATATGGCCGAGAGATGAAAACGGCCAGTTAATAGATGATTAAAGGAGAATTATAATGGCTAACACTTTTAATGCGGGGGCAACATCCGCAGCACATTCTTTGCGGGCGTATGTAAAGCGTAACCCGTACAAGCCTTGGGGCGGAATGACGTTTGATGATTTCGATGCAATGTTTGATTTATTCGTTGCTGAAAACGCAGAGATTAGCGCAACTGCCTCTTATTTGGATTCCGCCGAAACAGGGACTCTATCGTTCCCTGGTGCTGTTACTGCTGCTGATACCGAAGCGGCAAGAGACCAAGCGAACTATCCAGAAAAACATAAAGGGAGTTAATTATGGCGGGAACATCATCACTACTTGCAAAAACATTTACAGAAGCTCCAGTCTGGGAGCGGGTTATAACATACACTTTCGCCTCCGGCGATGATGCGGAAGTCAAACAGGCAATTCCTGTTGCCGGCATTCTGCAGAAGATTATTGTTTTAGTTACCGGCGCAGGCGTAACGGCGACAGTGGCAATAGATGACAATAGCGATAACGAGATATGGACTGTTGCAGCTCTGGCCGTAGCGGCTGCACCATACACCTATAATGTCAGCGAGCCGTTGACGGGCATTATGGATGTTGGCGTATTGCCAAGTGGCGACCCTGGCGGCGCCTGGGTTGTTACTGTAACTCTGCGGGGTATCTAATAAGAGGTGAATCTCTAATGTATAAAGCGAAATACTTGCAGCCCCAGCCGAGAACGGGGCCGAATACCGTTCTGCACTTTAAGTTGTGGGCAGGGTTTACGTCCACAAGCAAGGTTTTTGATTACAGTTTGAATGGTAATATCGGAACCGTAGTTGGAACTTCTTGCCTGCCGGTATATCCGGGTTTCGATTTTGACGGTAGCGCCGATTATATTCAAGTAACCAGTGCCGCCTCTTTGAATTTCGGAACGACAACCGATTTTACAATCGCCATATCGTTCAAGACAACAAGTGCTGCTACCCAATGGTTCGTTTATAAATGGGCGGCTAAAGGCTATGGGGTTTATTTGATTGATGGTGATGTTTATCTCAAAATAAGTGATGGCGTAGATGAGGTTACAAAAGTAGCCGTAGGTGAGTTTGACGATGGCAAATGGCATCGAGTTGTAGCAACTTTTGATAGAAGCGATACAATGAAAACTTACATTGATGGAACTCTCAAAGCGACATCAGCGAGCATTGCTGCAGTAGACGATATTGATAACGCAAACAACCTCCATATAGGTTCAACCAATATCCCTTCACTTTATTTTAACGGCCAGATAGACGATGTAATGTTTTTCAACAAACTGTTTTCCGCCGCCGAGGCAAAAAGCGACCACGCAATTACTCGCTGGAGGTATGGGATATAATGGCTTCTCCAGATAGCAAAACTGATATATGCAATCTTGCATTAGGCAGAATTGGCGCAAAGAGAGTTACTGAAGCACAGATAACTGCCGACCCCTGCACAGATGTAACCGCTACCCTTTGCAACTTGCATTACGAGCAGACCAGAGACGCGCTGTTGAGGTCTTACTGGTGGCGGTTCGCAGGGGCAAGGGCGAAGATTGAAACGCATAGCATACCCGACTTTGAATGGAATTACGGTTATATTCTTCCCGCCGATTTTCTTGCCTTCAGGTCTGTTTATGAAGACAACTCCACATTGAGGCAAAACACTATTTATCCTTATGCCCTTGAAGGCAGTGAACTGCTTTCAGATGAGGCCGAATTTATATTGAGTATAACTGACGGCGCAACGGCTGGTATTGGTATAACAATATTGACTTCGGCCAATGGCGGTTTCACAGAGGCGATGGTAGATAAATACATCTACTTATCTTCCGGTACGAATCTTACCATCGGATGGTATCAGATAACTGGTTACACTAATACGAACACAGTTACATTGGCAAGCGCACCTGATGATGGCGTGGGCGGTGTAAGCGGGGCAAGTGGTAAAATCGGTGGCACTATAGACGTAAGGTATACCAAGCAGGTAACTACCGTAACCGACTTCGACCCGCTATTCATAGAGGTTCTGACTTTGCAGCTTGCCCTTAAACTGGTAATGCCAATAGCGCAAGACTTAAAATTATATCAAGCCATTAAAGACGACCTCAAGTTGCTAATGCCAAAGGTCAGGGCAATGGATAGACAGGAGCAGAGCAACGCCGGACGGATTCCGTTTAATACGTGGAATCAGGCAAGGGCGTCAAATCGGGGCAGATTAGATTCACAGTTAGGCAGTGCGTGATACGTCAAATAATAAAATAAGTATTATTATTCCAGCCCGTAATGAGTTTCTATTAAAGAAAACGATAGAATCTACATTAGAGGCCGCTGAAGGCGATATAGAAATCATCGCTATTCTCGACGGCTACTGGCCTGACCCCAATATCATAGACGACCCGAGAGTAACTCTAATTCATCATACAGAGCCGGTAGGCCAGAGGCGGGCGGTAAACGAAGCCGCCCAGATGGCCAGAGGTAAATATATTCTCAAGACCGATGGCCATTCAATGTTCGATAAGGGCTTCGATATTAAACTCGCCGCTGACTGCGAGTACGACTGGACTGTAATACCGAGAATGTACAATCTCCACGCCTTCGACTGGGTGTGCGTAAAATGCAGCCGTAGGTCTTATCAAGACAAATTCGACCCGCACAAAGAAAACGTCTGCCCTGAATGCAAAGGCTCTTTGAAAATTGAATATGTATGGAAACCCCGCCTTCACAAGAAGACCGACTTTATGTACTTCGATAAGAACCTGAAAGTTCAATATTGGTACAGGTACACAAAGAGGCCGGAAGCGAAAGGTGATATAGTCGATATTATGAACGGCGTTGGCGCCTGCTGGTTCCAGCACAGAGATAGATTTTTAGAATTAGGTGGCCTGGACGAAGAGCACGGCAGTTGGGGTCAGGTTGGCGTAGAGGTAGGCTGTAAGGCGTGGCTGTCGGGCGGCAGGCACGTAGTCAATAGGAAGACATGGTTTGCCCATATGTTCCGCACTACGAAAGAGTTTACTTTCCCCTACCAGATAAAGGGCAGCGACCAGGAGAACGCCAGAAAATACTCTCGTGATTTATGGACGAATGATAAGTGGCCGCAGCAGAAAAGGTCTTTCAAATGGCTGTTAGAGAAGTTTGCGCCCGTACCTACCTGGGAGGTAAAAAAGACAAAGACTACCAATCCTTTATTGTCGGTGATTATCCCCGCCCGCAATGAAATATACCTTCAGAGAACCATTGACGACTGCCTTGCCAAACTAAAGACCGACTTTGAGATTGTCGTAGGATTAGACGGTTATTCGCCAGAACTCAAAAAAGACCCCAGAGTTATCTTGTGCCACAGCAAAGAACGAATTGGTATGCGCCCGATGATTAACAAGCTGGCGCAAACGGCTCGTGGCAAGTATCTGATGAGGCTGGATGCCCACTGCATAGTGGCTGAGGGGATAGATAAGGTGCTTATCAACTGTTATAGGCCAGGCAATACCGTTCTTGCTATGAGATATGAACTGGAATCAAAGAACTGGAAACGTCGGGAACGGACAGACTGCCCTTATCGCTACCTTTCGCACCCGGACGTTGACCCAAAGGGTGGTTTAAGGGGTCTGGCGTGGCCTGAGTACGCCGAAAAACATAAAGATGAGGATATAGGCGAGACAATGACCATTTCCGGCTCTAATTGGTTAATGGGGCGAAAACAGTTCCTGGATTGGGGCGGGTTAGATGAAAAACACGGAACATTCGGGCAGGAAGGGGTTGAAATATCCTGTATGACGTGGCTATCTGGCGGTCGGGTTCTCGTCAATAAGAATACCTGGTATGCCCACTGGAATCGGGGTAAGTCGAGTTACAGTTTAGGTGCCAGGGAAAAACCGAAGTCTATGGCACGGTCGATAGAATTGTGGATAGGCGATAAGTGGCCGCACGCAAAGAAAAAGTTCCAATGGCTAATAGACAAATTCGCCCCCGTGCCCGGCTGGTCAAAAATATCGGTAGTTTATATAACGGCCAATAAGGAAAAAGAATCGCTCGCCGAATATACGAGGCAGGAGCTTATACGGTCTATAAAAGGGGCGGAATTGATTTCTGTTTCTCAAGAACCATTGGATTTCGGCGAAAATATTTGTGTCGGCAAAGTTGGTTGTTCGGGGCATAACATATTAAGGCAAATGCTGCTTGGTATAGAAAAAGCAACCTCTCCTTATGTAGCAATTGCCGAATCGGATTGTTTATATCCGCCGGAACATTTCGATTACATCCCACCGAAAGACGATAGGGCATATTTTAATTCTAATATTTGGATTTTTGATACGAAAAAACCGTCCTTTCTGCGCAAGAGTTCTGCTTCGCAATGTTCTTTGATAGGAGAGCGCCAGTTTTTACTGAAGGAGTTAAGGAATAGATTGGCAGGAAAACCGGAGTGGAAAGACGGTGTGGAACACGGCAAAAATCGTCCTTTAACTTTCAAGAGGGGAAAGTGGGAGACTTTTAGTACCGAACAGCCAATTGTAAATATTCGGCACAACAAGAATATGCACAAAGGATGGACTGGCACAACTGGAAAGCGGGTATCTACTATACCGTATTGGGGTCAGGCAAGCATCCTGTCGCAAAAAACAAATACTTTAACCTATAAAAACGGCGTTGACTACAGGTATTTGTATAAATTCAAACTTCGGGAGTTCGATATAAATAAAACCTTCCGTGATGACAATTTTATTAAGCACTACAACATTAATAAAAGGCAACCGGACAATCCCAGGGGCGGGTATGAATTTCTTAAAACTTTTTCGCCGTTCATTGAGAGTCTTGTGGCTGGTAAAACATACACAGACGAAGAATTAAAGGATTTGCCTTATTACAATTATCTCGTCAAGCATCTCCACCCTGCCACAAGAGACCCCTTGACCCCCAAAGGCGCAATGCGAGTCCAAGAAAAAATGCGGGATGCAATATCGTTATATGAAGATATACGGGACAATGGACTAAAAACCCCGCTGGATGCTTACAAGAACAAAAAGGAGCGGGTAATAATAAGGGGTTATCGCAGGTTGGTTATCGCAAAACATCTTGGTTATAAAAAAGTTCCCGTGCGCATATTTAGTACTCTTGCCGACTTTAAGCAAAGGCGATACTTAATAGACGCCAGAAGCAACGGCAGAATAGAAAATGCCGCCGTGCAGCAATTTATAAAAATGAGTTTCAGGGCTACCAATAAATACTGGCATCATAACTATACCCATTTGTATGACCGGCACTTAAACGGTTTATACAATGAGCGTATCAAGATATTGGAAATAGGCGTCCAGCGAGGCGCCTCTTTATTAGTGTGGAAAAAGGCATTTCCGAAAGCGAAGATTTTCGGCATAGACATAAGGGACGTATCTCAGGAAAGGATTCTTCGCAGGAATAAGGACTTGAAATTGTTTGTAGGTGACCAGGCCGATGTTAAATTTCTTAAATCAGTTGCCAGGCACGGGCCATTTGATTTGATTATAGACGACGGTTGCCACGACCCTGAATCTATGGTGATAAGTTTGGAAACTTTATGGCCTCACCTTGCAAAAAACGGAATATACGTTTTAGAAGACATAGGCCATAACAGAAAACAACCAGGTTATAAGCCTATAATTATAGATAAAATACACACTCTAATAGACGATATTTGCCTAACGGAGAAAGTAAGTTCTGTAGCATTTTATCCTAACATTTGTTTTATACAAAAGGATATGAAATAATGCAAATTTTCCCTATAATCCCCCACGATTTACTGCCTGGCTACGAATCCAACGAGCATATAGATTGGACAGACACCACAAGAGATTTAACCACAAGTGGTATAGTTACCGCTGTCACATTAGTTGCTACCTCCGCTGTTTTTACGCCGGGTCTTGGTTTATATGATACTGATGTATCACATTATTTAAGTATCCTCTGGAACGAAGATGATGCAGCAAACAGAACATTTAATTTGACTGTTGACGGCGCAAATAGAACCCTTGCCCTTCACGCTGACCTTACAGTTACAGCAGACTGCACACTCGACCAGACCCTTGCTACTACCGCCAGCCCGTCCTGGGTTGATATAACAGCTACGGGCGATGTTAATGTAACAGGCGATATAACCTGCGACCAATTAGCAATAGGTGATGATAGCGCAATAACAGACGACCGATTGATGGACGTTGATGGTTCTTTAAATCCAGAAGTTGACACTGATGCTTATGGTATGGTTTTCACCCCTTCGCTTGGCAAAACCAATAGTAATATTTATGCAATGTTCGGTCGTGCCGAGGTAGAGACTGGTATGATTGCAACCAATGCTTATGGCCTTTATATCGGAGATGCCTATGGCGGCACCGTAACTACCAACTACGGTATTTACATTGCAAACATAGACGCTGGCACAACCAACTATGCAATTTATTCCGTAGGCGGCAACGCCTTTTTTGGAGGCAATGTCGGTATCAACGAAGTTGCTCCCCAGGATAAACTCGAAGTCAATGGCAAAATCCTTGTAAAAGACAAACTCTGTTTTACTCAGGACGATAGAAATGAATACATAGATTCCCTCGCCGATGGTTATATGGATTATGGGGCTACGACGGGACATAGATTCAACACTTTTGTTGAGATAGTAAGCACCACCGACCCGCAGTTAAGACTTACACATACTGATACTGATGATGAAACTGATTTTTACACCGATGGCGACGGCGATTTGCATATAGAGGCGACGGGACACGACTATTTATTCGGAAACACATCAGATGACACAGAGAATATAGTACATATTCTTGATGGTGGCGCTGATAACAAACCTGGTGCATTGGTATTGTATGACGATGGTGGTAATCCTTACTATTTATGGGTGGATTCGGGCGGCGAATTAAGGGGGCATACTGCATATCCGACAGATGATGACGCCGATGGTGTTGTTATTGCCGACCTTGCACCTTAAAAGGAGAGAAAATGGCAAAAAATAAGAAACCACAAGCCAGCGAAAACAAGGCCAAAAACGTAGAAACAAAACAGAAACGCAAAGAACTTGCCGCCCAGCTTGGCGAGTTGACTCTCAGGCGAGCCAAACTTGTTGAGCAGTTAAATCAAATCGCCGCCAGATGTAACCAGATAGCAACGCAGATGGAGTCCCTAAATGGCTAACGAAGTTACCTTCGGCTACCCGACAGGCAAAACATTAACATTTGGAGTATATACTTCTGCTGGTACTGAAAGGGAGTCGGGAACGGCTCTAACCGAAACCCCTGCGGGTTCAGGATTGTATCTTGGCACGCCCACGACAATCACAACGAGTGATTTGGTAATTATAAAAGAAGGTACGGCCGTTGTCGGCTGGGGGGAATATAAGCCGCAAATCGACGATAGCGACATAATAGCAGAAGTAGATATTGTAATCGCAAACCAAACAATGGTGCTTAATGTATATGACGAGACATAATGGCAAACATCCCCTTAATATCCTTTAATGCAGGTGTATTAAGTCCCCAGATAGATGCCCGTTCCGACGTGGGCAAGTATTCTTCGGGCTGCCGAACCTTGCTGGATTTCATTCCGAGAATATACGGCAGCGTCGAAAGGCGGCCTGGCACTAAGTATATCGGTGATGTTAAGAACGCCTCTGAAAAGAGCCGTTTGGTATCTTTCCAGTATTCAGATACTATCGCTTATATTTCAGAGTTCGGCCCACAATATATAAGGGCATTTTACGATGGTGGTAGAGTGATAGATTCAACAACACCTACCAACTGGGCAGACGATACCACTTATATCATAGGGCAGTTCGTTACATACTCCAGTGTTATTTACAGATGTCTCGTTGCCCATACGTCCGATGCAAATGATGCCGAGACAGGCGACCACGAAAAACCAATTATTAACTTTACCGACTGGGTAGTGGCCGACCTTACCGATAATAACGAGCCGATAGCAGAGACCCCAAGTCCTTATATAGAGTCGGATTTATTCGAGTTGCAATCCCGGCAGTCCGCCGACGTAATGTGGATTGTCCATCCCGAATATGCACCCCGTAAATTAACGAGAACCACAACAACTTCATTTGATTTATCAACGATACCCTTTAACAAAGGGCCATTCCTTCCAAGAAACGACTTGGAGAACGACGATGATATAACCATAACTCCAAGCGCTACGACGGGCAGTATAACCCTCACCGCCTCGGCTGCCGTATTTGACCCAAGCCATATATCTTTGCCCGGCGCTTTATTCAAAATAACCCAACCGAGAATAAATACTGAGATAATCGGCACTTCAATAGCCCCAGCCACAGGCGTAAGTTCGTCGATAGATGTTAAAGGCACATTCACCTATAATACCCACGGAACGTGGGCAATGACAATCAAACTGCAAAGAAACGAAAACGAAGAGGGTTGGGAAACATACCGAACTTTCGTTTCACATAGCGATAGGAACATTCAATTTACCGGCACAGAGAATGCGGATAATGTCCAGTATAGAATAAATGTAACTTCTGCAACAAGCGGAACGGTTCACCACGACCTTACCGTAAACAATCCCACGCAGGATGGTATCGTCCGTATAGATACTTATATCAGCCCAACACAAGTTACTGCAACTGTCTTGACCGACTTTGCCTCTACCCTTGCCTCTAAAAGATGGTATGAGGGTGCGTGGTCGGCACACAGGGGCTATCCCGCCGCCTTTACGTTCTTTGAGGAAAGGGCGGTATATGCAGGCACTACATATCAACCCCAGACGGTATGGTTAAGCGCCTCCGGCGATTTCGAAAATTTCGAGGGGGGAACTAATGACGACGATGCGTTTACGCTTACAATGTCATCCGACGAAATGAACGCTATCCGTTGGTTGTCTGCGTTGGAAGCGCTGGTTCTGGGCACTATTGGTGGCGAATGGCGGATAAGGGCCACCTCTCTTGACGAGGAGCTTACTCCCACTAATTTCAACGTAAGGCAGCAATCCACTTATGGCAGTAAGAAGATTCAACCCATACCCGTAGGGACTGCAGTGCTTTTTGTAGATTACGTAGGCCGCAAAGTCAGGGAGTTGACTTTCAGCGATGAGAAACAAAAGTTCGTAGCGCCAGACCTGTCGGCATTGGCGGAACATATTACCTTAACGGGTATTACAAGTTTTGCCTACCAGAGAAATCCTGATGCTATTTTATGGTCTACTTTAGCCGATGGTTCCTTATTGTCAATGACCTACGAAAGAGACCAGGATGTGGTGGCGTGGTCAAAACACCCATTAGGCGGTGATGGTGATGCCGAATCCGTGGCGGTAGTATCGGGCGATACAGAAGACGAAGTATGGATTACCGTGGCAAGGACGGTAGATGGCTCTCCCGTAAGAAGTATCGAGCAGTTACAACCGAGAGTATCGGTTGATTTAGAGGATTCCTTCTTTGTGGATTCCGGCTTGGTATTTGACGGTGGCGACCCTGTTGATATTACAGGAATAACATTCGCCGACCCTGGCGTAGTAACCGCCCCTGACCACGGGTTTAGCGATGGCGACCAGGTTTATATAGACGGCGTTGAAGGGATGGAAGACCTTAACGGCAATTATTATACCATAGGCAATGTAACTACAAACACTTTTGAGCTAAGGTCTTTTGTGGAGACAAGTTCAAGTCCCTCTGCAAGTCCAAGCGATTAAAAAATGACAGTACCAGTATATCATAGTTTTGCAGAAGCAAAAGTAGCAACCGCTGCAACAAGTATTACAATAGCCAAACCAACTGGAGTGGCAGAAGACAATCTACTTATTGCGGTAATAATATCCGAAGGGTCTAATCCTATAAATACTCCTGCTGGTTGGACTCGTTACGTTGCACTGCCTAATATATATCAAACTTTATATAGTTTTTATAAAATCGCAGGTTCGTCAGAACCAGCAAGTTATACCTTTACGAGCACATATTCTTACCTCAAACAATTTTATGGTTTTATTCTACGAATTACCGGCCACGATGCCGATAATCCTATAAATGTAGGTACATATGACACATTCTGGGACGCCACGCCAGCTTGCCCATCTGCTACTACAACAAAAGATGACTGTTTAGTTCTGCGTATGTTTGCAGCCGCCAGTTACGCAATAACAGTTGATTCCGGCTACCCCTCAAGTCATACCGGAATTACTGTAGATAAAAGTGGTTCTACTTATGGTAGTTGTTGCGGCGGCGCTGCTTATCAGTCTTTGGCGACAGCAGGCGCAACTGGCACGGCATCCTTTGATATGACGGCCTCTCAACCATGGACAACCATAACAATAGCCATTCAAGCAGAGGGTGCTGTAAGCGCATCTCCTTCAGTCAGTCCATCTGTAAGTATATCGGCCAGTCCTTCTGCAAGCCCCTCGGCCTCGCCCTCGGCATCCCCATCGGCCTCTATAAGCGCAAGCCCTTCGGCTTCTATATCGGTCTCGCCTTCAGTTACTCCTTCCGCCTCAATATCGGCAAGCCCTTCAGTTTCTCCTTCAGCAAGTATATCGGCCAGCCCATCGAGAACGCCCTCAGCCTCATTATCAGCAAGTCCATCAAGAAGCGCATCGCCCAGTGCCAGTGTATCAGCTTCGCCATCTGCCAGTGTATCAGCTTCGCCTTCGGCTTCTGTATCAGCTTCACCATCTGGTACAATATCCGTTTCAATCTCGGCAAGTCCTTCAGCGAGTATCTCTGCCAGTCTCTCTGCGTCTGTATCAGCTTCGCCTTCAGCCTCGCCAAGCGCGTCGCCTTCAGCAAGCGTTTCCGCATCACCGTCAGAGTCAATTTCGGCGAGTCCATCAAGGACAGTCTCAGCATCACCGTCGGCAAGTGTGTCTGCAAGTCCTTCAGCGTCACCGTCTGCAAGCGTTTCGGCGTCTCCCTCGGCCTCTATATCGGCTTCGCCATCTGGTACACCCTCGGCCTCAATCTCAGCCAGTATATCTGCATCGCCTTCAGCCAGTCTTTCTGCAAGTCCCTCAAGAAGCGCTTCGCCT